TTACCGGCAAAAGAAGAACAAATGGTAAATATCGCTAACGCAGACGAAGAAGCTGTGATTGATCATAACGAGGAGTTAGCCGAGAATGAATGAAGAACAAATTGCTGATGTTTGGAATATCTTCAAAAATTACCTTGATAAAAAACACGTAGAAACAGCAGCAGAACGTTTTGTCGATCTGCTTGCTGACTACGGTATTGATGACATTACTTTTAAAGAGTTATTAGGCACAGACAAGGATTTAGATGTTGCTATATCTTACTATTTAGAAGACGATGCTGAAGACGATAATTACAATGACGAATGGGATGAATAATGGGATGGTACAGTAGAGTATCACGTGACATAAATCAAATACCTGCTGCAATTCAATATTTTGAAACTGAGTTACTTGAAGCTAAAAAAGAATGTAAACTTGTAGGTAATGTAGAAAAAGCAGCAAGTCAAATGCCCGGTATTGTTGAACATCGTTTCAATCAACTTCAAGAAATTGAAGCCATTCTTGAATATCTAAATATAGAGCTGCGTAGATTGCGCAGCTCGTTCTTCAAAAAATATCTTGAAAATTATCAAAGAGCATTGAGCAGTCGTGATGTTGAAAAATATGTTGACGGCGAAGTTGATGTAGTCGACTATGAAAAAATTATCAATGAGTTTGCATTGATGCGTAATAAATGGTTAGGTGTATTAAAAGCACTAGATCAAAAACAATGGCAAATCACAAACATAGTCAAACTACGTGTTGCAGGCATGGAGGATGCAACATTATGATTGAATTAACAGAACAACGTGGTCATTACACATGGCCAAAAACAGATACACGCTGTTACAACTATATGATGACACACTATGATCTACCTAAACAAATTTGTGAATATGTAGACAACAAAGATGTTTGTGTTCAAGCAGGCGGCAACATGGGTGTATACACTAAGATGTATGCACAGCAGTTTAATCATGTTTATACTTTTGAACCAGAACCTTTAAACTTTTTTTGTTTAAATCAAAACGTCACAGAATCTAATGTATACAAATATCAAAGCTGTATAGGAAAAGATAGGAATCTAGTAAACTTAAAAATCAAAGAAGCCAATCGTGGTAAAAATCACGTATCTAAAACAGGTAATATACCAACATTACAAATTGATGACTTAGGTTTAACAACTTGCAATCTAATACATTTAGATGTAGAAGGGTTTGAGTTGTTTGCATTGTTAGGTGCTATTCACACTATTAGAAAATGTAAACCGGTAGTTGCTGTAGAATATTTTGAAAAAAATGCTGCAAGGTACAATTGGAATTTACAACAATTAGAATCTTTCTTACAACAACATGGTTATAAATTAGCCCATACAATTGAAGAAGAAAGAATTTACATAGCACAATGAAGAAGCAAAATAGGCTACGGGCACACATTATCAGATTAGAAAATAATGATCATAGTCGTAATATGGCTTATGAATGCAAAGTTGCTGCTGAAAAAAACGGTATTGATGCACATTACTTCACAGCTATTGATGGAAAGAATGCTGAATTAGAATATCAACGTTCAGGAATACCTAAGCCACCAAAAGCGTTGAAAAAAGGACGAGCGGGTGTTTTAGGTTGTTTTTTCAGTCACTACTATTTGTGGGACAAATGTGCCAAACTCAATCAACCTATTGTTATTTTAGAACATGACGGATTTTTTATTAGACCCTTGCCAGATAACATTTTAGATCAATTTGACGACATATTAAAACTAGATAGGTTTGATCCTTATAGCAAAGATTATGATACAACAGTAACCGAATCTGTTAACAGAAAAGTACGTGTAATGGATTATAAAAATCCTGCTCCAAAAAATGTTTTAAAAATTGGCACAGGAGATCAATATTTCAAAGGAGCGTACAGTTATATTATCAAGCCCCATGCAGCTAAACGCTTGATACATTGGATTAAAACAAATCGACACGGTAAAGGTCACAGACCGGCAGATCAACAAATTGGCAGCGGTATTAATCGTTTGCAAACAACAGAATGCACTGTAGCAAGATTACATCCATTTTACAGTGTAGGTGATAATATTAAAACAGAAAGTTTGACTAGAAATTACCACTGATATTTAAAGGTTTCAAAATCTTTTTCAAACATACGACTAATACGTTTTCTCATTTTACTGTTTATAATATCTCTGTAATGATGATTACGATTATCAGATTTATTGTATTTTGTTTTAACTATTTCAACATCCGCAAATAGTGGCATTGTGTTGATTTGTTTTAAATCTTCAAATTTAACTACTTGCACAGTTTCGTCAATCCATTCAACTTGATTATTATAACATCCAAACCAAGTTCCTTCCCATTGTTTGTCTTTGTATTTGTCAAACCAATATAAAATGCCTTTGTTCATATCGTCTTGTTCTTGTTTGGCATGTATTTGACCAGCTTCAATTTTTCTTTTTCTGTAAAAAAAGTAACTACAAAGTCTATCATACGGATTACGAACAATTGTAAATGAATAAAAATTGGAAGTATCTAATTGTTCTCTTACATGATGAATAGTACTGTGATAATTTTCTGTTTGTGCATATTTGTTTGTTATTAATTCTACCTCGTATTTTTTAGACAATGCATTTACAAGACTTTTACCTGCTGTTTTTGGAATGTGTATAAAAATGTAAGGTTTTGGTTGTTTGTAGATAAAATAACTCATGAAAGTATTTATTAGTTAAACACATACATAAATATCAGTATGAAAACTGTTTTGGTTACAGGTGGATTTGATCCATTACACTCAGGGCATATAGAATATTTTAAAGCAGCAAAACAACTAGGCGATAAGTTAGTTGTTGGTATCAACAGCGATGACTGGCTAACACGTAAAAAAGGTAAACCGTTTATGCCTTTCCACGAACGTGCGGCCATTGTAAATGAATTAAGTTGTGTTGATAAAGTAATCTCATTCGATGACAAGAATGATAGTGCGGATCTAGCTATTGGCTTAGTACTGCAAACTACAACAGGAAAAGTAATTGTGGCCAATGGGGGCGATAGAGTAGATGGCAATGTAAAAGAACAAGCAACTTATGAGGATCATCCTGATGTAGAGTTTGTGTTTGGCGTTGGCGGCGAAGATAAAAAGAACAGCAGCAGTTGGATTCTTAAAGATTGGTCGAAACCAACTACAAAACGCAACTGGGGTACTTATACTGTTCTTGATAAAAACGGAGAATGGCAAGTTAAAGAATTACATTTTGATATTGGAAAAGCACTAAGTGATCAACGTCATTTTGCACGTAGCGAACACTGGCATATTGTTCAAGGTAGTATTCATATGAGTTTACAATATACAAATGGTGATATTATTAATAAAACATATCATTCCGGAGATAGTATTGATATTCCTGCGGACACTTGGCACAAGGCAACCAACGTTGGAGACATTCCTGCAAAAGTTATTGAAGTGTGGATGGGTAACAATCTCACTGAAGACGATATTGAAAGAAGAGACTAGTGGATAAAGTTACTATAAATTATACACCTTGGCCTTTTGCAGAAATTGAAAATTTTCTACCTAATAAAACTTTAAAATATGTTAAAAATATTTTAAAAAATACAGATATAGAAACTCGTTCTATACGCATTAACGATACTAAGATTGATAAGTTTTCACATTCCGTATACCCTATGTTGTGTAATTTTTTAAATTTAAAACAAAAGCACTGTGATATTTTGTATCAGTTTAACAACGTAACATGTCAAAAATCTAATATACATGTTGATCAAAAATGGAAACAATTAACGGTAGTTTGTCAAATATCGAACACAGGTAACGGAACTGCAATATATAATACTGACAAAGAATATGTGACTACTACAGATTGGAAATCAAATAATGCTGTTGTTTTACCGCAAGGAAACACAAATTGGCACGATGTAGAAACATTTGAAAACACAAATAGGCAGACTTTAAATATAATTTATTGCCAAAAAGGTTTAATACCAGAAAGAATAATAAAGGAATCACAAAATGGATGAAACTCAAGAACCATTAAAAATATTTGTAGGATGGGACAGTAGAGAGGACATTGCTTATCAAGTGTGCAAAGAAAGCATAGAACATCATGCTAGTGTTCCTGTAGAAATCATTCCTTTGAAACAAAAACATCTAAGACGTGATGGATTATATTCAAGACCTGTTGATAAACTTGCAAGCACAGAATTTACATTTACACGTTTTTTAATTCCAGAATTAATGGAACACAAGGGATGGGCATTGTTTATTGATTGTGACTTTGTCTTTTTAGATGACGTTAAAAAAATATTTGATCAAGCAGCAAACAAATATGCTGTAATGTGTGCCCAACACGATTATACTCCTAAAGAAACAACCAAAATGGATGGACAAATACAGCATATATATCCAAGAAAAAACTGGAGTAGTATGATGCTGTTTAATTGCGGACATCCTGCTAATCAATCACTAAACAAACATACTGTAAATAATGCAAACAACGATGGCGCATATTTCCATAGATTAAGTTGGATACCAGATAAATGGATTGGAGAAATTTCACACGAATGGAATTGGCTTGTAGGTTGGTATAAAGAACCAGAGGATGGATCTCCTAAAGCATTGCATTATACAGAAGGCGGACCTTGGTTTGAAGAATATGCAGATTGTGAATATTCTACAGAATATTACAAAATAGAAAGACAATATCATAAAAAACAAATTAACTTTCTAGCAAATAAAATGGATGCATGGCAAAAAAGAGAAGTTAAAGTTGATGATATAGACTTGCCAAATCAAAAAAAAAGTTTGATGAAACATCTACTAAAGGTCAGTCTTGATCCTCAAGAAATATGTTACGGATCAAAGCAAGATTTTGTAAAACTATGGGAGCAAGTAGAAACCACAATGAGTAACAAAGTAGCAACAATAGAAAGCGATGGCGGTATTAATTACAAGTCAAAAGGGCACAAATACGATACTTACTTGGAAGCATTCGCAACAGGCTCAAGTGGTTATATCAGTACATGGGAAAAAGAAGAATCTAAAGACACGCCGTTGATAATAAGAGGCTTGGGAGGCAACAGTAGAAAAGCTATTCAACATTGCCACAATAACAATAGGCCCTATTATGCAATAGATACTGGTTATATGCAACCTGTTGGTACAACAAAAAAGATGTATCATAGAATTACACGAAATAATTTGCAAAATCAACAAATGTTAATCGAACGTCCTAAAGATAGATTAACAAGATTAGGTTATAGCTACAAAAGATTTACTCCAGGAAGTAAGATATTAATCTGTCCTCCAAGTGAAAAAGTTATGAATTTATTTGGACAGCCCGATCCTAAAACATGGACACAAAACGTAATAAAAGAATTAAGAGAGTTTACGGATAGACCAATAGAAATAAGATTAAAACCCGATAGAGCAGATAGAGTTACTATTAACACAATGGAACATGCACTTTCGGATGATGTATACTGCATGGTTACATACAACAGTATTGCAGCCGTTGAAGCAATACTTTTAGGCAAACCTGCTATTGCACTTGGTCCTAATGCTGCTGCTACTGTGTGTAATAGTCAATTATCAGAAATTGAAACTTTAAATTATCCTGACAAAGAATTGGTTGTCAAGTTTGCTGCACATTTAAGCTACTGTCAATTTACTGAAGCAGAAATGCGCAGCGGATATGCATGGCGGATTGTTAATGAAACATGAGAGTTATAAGTTATTTAAATGTTATACCTGCAAAGAATAACAGTCAAGAAAAAGTAGACATATTACATAATTTTATACAAGGTGTAAATGTTAGAGGCGATCAAGGTTTAATTCAAAATCAAAGCAACATTTTAGACTGCGATGTTGCAGTGATACAAGGCTGGACACATCATAAAGGTAAAACAGGCGCACATTTACAATTACGTGAAAATATAATAAAGCATCAATTACAGTCAGGAAAATATGTTTGTACAGCTGACAGTAATTTGTTCTTGTACGCAAATAAAACCAATAGTCCTCATCATTATTTGAGATACAGTTTTAATGGAGTATTTCCTAATACCGGACAATATTTTGATGATAAAATAGATACAAGTAGATGGCAACAAATATCAACAGACTTGAAAATAATCCTACAACAAAAACCACCCAAAGGCAAATACATTTTATTGTGCTGTCAACGCAACGGCGGCTGGAGTATGGATGGAGTGGATGTTGTTGATTGGGTAATAAACACTGTTAAAAAAATAAGAGAGTATAGCGATAGACCTATAGTAGTAAGAGGTCATCCAGGAGATAAAAAAGCAGTTACTTACCTCAATCATAGATACAGTCGTGTTAATAGATTGCCGAATGTTAGAATCAGTGCAGTCGGTACTCCGTTAGAACAGGATCTACACAAATGTTGGGCAGTGGTAAATCACAACAGTAGTAGTATTGTTGGCCCGCTTATCAAAGGTTATCCTGCGTTTATAACAGATGCACATAGAAGTCAATGTGCTGAAGTAAGTCATGTAGGTTTTAAAGATATTGAAAATCCAAAACAATTTGACAGAGAACGTTGGTTACAGCGTATCAGTATGTTTCATTGGAATTTTGATGAATTAAAAAATGGCAAAGCATGGGCACACATGCGTAACTACGTCCAATAGCTTTCTGTTCTTTTTACTATCAAATCTCTAGGCTTGTTGCTTTTACCAATATCTTTTCTATCACCTTTTAAATGATCAAAATATTTACCCAAGTCACTGTTGATAAATGGATGCCCTTCGCCATTTACTAATCCTGCACTTATATTATAGAACTTTTCTTGCCATTTGTTTTGTATTACTTTTCTTACTTCTTCAAATACATAACTGTCGTGCCATTCTTCCATTTTAAATATACCATTTTCGGCATCTTCGTATACACGCTCAAATTCATATAAAAAGTTTTTTCCTGCTTTGCTTTTCAAGTTTATTCCATAAAAGCCACACTCGGGCCATTTTCTACCTCTGCCTAAATAACTCATCCAAGCACTGTCTGGAGTAAATCTCTCAAACTGCTCTTTTGTAATAGGACTGTGTACATACGTATCGGCATCTAACCAAACAATCCAGTCTGTATCACAACGTTGTGCAGCATCAAACACAGCATAAACCTTATTTGCAAATCTAATAGCATTCCATTTGAAATCTTTATGCCAATCTTTTGGTCTACGTTTTTTGATATCATCAGGTGGAATACCGTTTGCTTTAGGAACATTTTTCCAGCGTTCTTTAAATGCAACCAGTTTAGACAATTCTGTTTTTTGGTCTAACAATACAATACGATTATCATCAGTTTTAGGTGTACAATCTTCGGCATACAAATATAATTTAATGTTTCTATCAACATGCTTACTAAAGCTGTCTACAAATCTTTGTCCATACAAATCCAAAACTGGTTTGTGAAAAGTTGATACTACAGAAATTTTAGTCAAACTATTATCCTTGTTAAATATGTTATAGGTATTTAACAATGAGATTTAGTTTATTTAAACAATATGGTGCAATGAACAGCAAACCTGTGTTTGAAGCATTTGAATATAGTTTACGGAAAGCAGGACACACTATAGAAGAAGATAGTATGCACAGCGATGTTGCTGTTATATGGAGTGTGTTGTTCAATGGTCGTATGTCACCTAATAGACCAATATGGGAATATTATACACGCACAGGTAAAAAGGTTATTGTATTAGAAGTAGGTGGCATAAAACGTGGCACAACTTGGAAGGTAGGATTAAATGGAATTAATCGCGATGCTTACTTTGGTCCTAGTGGTATGGATAATAGCAGAGCTGTTCAGCAGGGGTTATCTTTAAAGCCTTGGCGCAAAGATGGCGAATATATATTGATATGCGGACAACATGATAAAAGTTTACAATGGCGTGATATGCCACGTATGAGCAACTGGTTTTTACAAACATACGATACAATACGCAAACACACAGACAGACCTATTATATTTAGACCACACCCACGTTGTAGGCTAGAGCACATAGAAAGCGGACTTAAATATGTGTATAGACAGGATCCTGTTCACATTGGAGGAACATATGACGATTTTGATATGGGCTTTGATAATGTATATTGCACTGTTAGTTGGAGCAGCAATCCTGGGATTCATAGTGTCATCAACGGGGTT